CTTACTGCGATTTCTTCTAGATAGTCGCCTGCATTTCCTAAAGAGCTAGCTGTGTTGGTTAACTCTACATAGCCATAACGTGTCATAAAGCCAACTACTGGTTCAAAAGTAGTAGGATCTAGAACAACGCCAGAACTCATTAGAGGAATATATGGGCAGTAGAACGCGGCTGCATCAGCCTCGCTTGAACCCTTATAACCAACTAGCACAGGTGTTGAGTCGGCAGCATAGCTGTCAACATAAACACGCATTGCGCCGTTTAGTGTACCAACAAACTTGGTGTTAGTTGGTGCTTCAAATGTACCTTCAGTTGTGCGAGCAAAAGCTGAAGTTGTTGCGCTTTGTAGTACAGTTAGAGCTGCTGGGGATACAACTGCCCAGTTACCAGCGCCACGACGTGTACGTTGAGCGATTAAGTTAGCTGCGCGGTTGATAACAACTGCTAGAGCAGCGTGTTCATCACCAACGAATGTAGCTGTACCAGAAACGCTTGCTTGGTCATAGCTGTATGTGCTACCAGCTAGAGCACGTAGAGAACCAAGAACTTCTTGGTCGATCTCAACTGTGATCTCTTGTGCTAGAGCAGCCATAATTTCTGCTTCTACATCGATGCCGTGCATTGACTGTGCGTCTTGTGCGGCTTCAAATGTCCAACGTGCGCTTAATTTACGGGTCTTAGCTTCTACGACCTGTTTTAAGATTTGCACGTTGATCTTACGACCTGGTTGTCCTTCTAGTGCGCTGGTTGTGTCAGCACGGCCAGTTGAACTGCTACCAGAGTAAGCGGTTGCAATTTTAAATGGACTTAGTGCTTCGTCACCAGCATTTACTGCTGTACTGTCGAAACCATTGCTACCAATGCTTTCTGCATAACGAACACGTAGAGTGTGGATCTGTGCTACAGGTCCAGTCATTGGCTGAACGCCAACGATTTCGTTTGCAATAACTGTAGGCATAACACGACGGATAACTGGTAGGATAACACGGTTAAGTGTTGCTACGTTACCTGCGGATGTTGCGCCAGCAGTTGCATTTTCAGCTAGGTGTCTACGGGTGTTCTCTAGGATTACGCCCATTGTGGTTCTACGATTACCTTGTAAGCCTTCTAACAGGGCTTCTTTTGTTTCGCCCCAACGGCTTTCTAATAGTGCTTGTGTCATAATTTCCTTTTCTCCTGTTTAGGGTTATTTAAGCCCTGCTAAACGCTTGAGCTCATAAACGTTACTGTCTACTGCCTCAGCGTTGACTTTAGCAGATTTATCACCAGTTACTTCTACACGACTTTCGGCTAATACCGCAGACTTGTCAGCCTTGGGTGTTGCTCTGTTGTTTAGAACTGCTGGTAGATACTTGTCGTATGCGGCACGAAGTTTTTCGGTCTGCACACTTTCGAGCAGCTGGCTCATTACTGCCTGCTTCTCTTTATTCAATGGCTTCAGCAACTCCGACATCGTTTGCTGACGCTGTTGACTCTCTTTAATAATAGTGATTTCACGCTCACGGCTTTCAACAAGCATTGCCTGTTTTGCTGCCACTTGACGTGCTTCTTCTACTTTTTGTTTTTGTTCGTCCAGTTCTGCTTTTAACTTGCCAATTTGATCATTCTCATTGAGGTGAGTGATGGCAAATTCGCTGGCAAAAGCTTCGAAAAGACGACGACCAAAATTGTTCTCACGAGCAATTTGAATGTCTTCTTTAAGCTGGCTCATTTCTTCTTTAAGCTTACGGCTGATGGACTCTTTAACAAGATCAGCACTTTGTCTAACAAACTTAGCCTGTAGGTCAGCTAATTTTTCTTTAGCTTCAGCTATTAGGCGTACTTTTGTTTCGACTACTTCTTGCTTGTCTTTAGCGAATTCCTGAATTTCTTCAGCCAGTTGTTTAACTGTAAATTCTTCTAGACGCACAATAGCATTCTGATATTGTTTACGATCTTGACGCAGTTCCTTGATTTCTTCACTTAGTTTGGAAACTAGGAATTGATCGAACTTAGCTACGTTTTCCTGCATCGCTTTGTTGAAGCGCACACGATCTGCTGCTAGACGTTCTTTATCTTCTGCAAATTCACGAATCTCTTGACTAAGAGTTTCGCTGATCATACGGTCCATTGCTTCAACCATTACACTTTTATCGTGTTCATATCGACCAGCAAACTCGTGACGCATTTCCGCACGAATTTCCTCGCGAGCTTCATTTAATTTAGCGTCCCAGGCTTCGCTTATGGCTTGCTTGGTGTCTTCATTAATGATCCCACTGTCGATCAATGGCTTGAGTGTATCAAACATATGGATCCTTCTCCTTAAATTTTTAAGTCTTTGATGAGGCGAGTTACTTCCTCACGCAAATACTTCTGTACTTTTTGATTTGCCCCAGCATCTTTAGCTATCTCGAGAACCTTGTGTCCGTGACGCATATTCATTAGGCCTTCATAGACTGCCTTGGGATATGCATTAGGAGCACTGGGTTGGGCTACTATGTCTACAGTGACAATATCAAAGTCACTGACGTGTCCCGAACTTTCGTTAACGTTACCGCTACCTCTGCTCGATACACCTAATTTTACTCCACTTTGCAACATAGTGGTTACTAGTTGACCCATAGGAGTTGGTAATATTTTAAGTTTACCATAACCATTAGGACCGTCCATCCACATACTTGTTATCATATGGCAAACACGATCTAGGTTAATTTTTAAATCTTCAGGATGGTCAAGTTCTCCAAGAACACTATAACCATCGCGAATAACATTGTTAATGTTGTCAACAGCTTTACCTATTTCAGGCACTGGGTATACTCTTTGATTGGCGTTTTTGACGCCGCCCTGAATAAAAATACCCTGCATAAAGAGACTTTTTTCTTTTCCGTCAGCATTAGATTCTGCTAGAACTTCCATTCTAGCAGAGTCAAATGTGAGATGTTCTCTTAGTATGCTCATTAATTACTTGCCTAATACGCTATCGCTAGCTTCAGGTTTGTTTTCACCGTGTTGTGGTTTCATCTGGCCGTCGGCCTTTTTCATACCACCAACTTTATTAGTAAACTCACCTTTGGTTTTCATTTCGCCGCCCTTGGTTAACAAACCCTTGGGGTCTGCACTAGGAGTGCTGTCGCCGCCTGCTTCTGTATGGCTGCCTAGTTTGAATGACTTGCCGCCCATATCGTTTTTGCCTGCAACTGTGCTTTTAGCATTAACTTTAGCTGACTTACCAGCACCTGCTTCGTGACCTTCGTTACCAGCTGGGGTACTTTCCCAATCGCTGCCAACTTTTTCCATATATTCACGTAGCCATTCAGCTTCAGTTAAACGACGCTCGCCTTTGGCTTCCATATAAAGACTTTCCTCAGGCATATTTTCGCTGCCCTCATCACCCATCATATCAGCATCAGCAGCTGGCATTTCTTGAGTTTTGTCGTCCATACCCATTAACTGATCAAATCTGTCAGCAATAGCTTCTAGCTCGTCCTTGATGTTCATAATATCGGACTTGGTCGCTGGCTCTTCATCAGAAGCTTCTGCATCCATATCCTTATCCATCTCTTCTGAATCAGGCTCTTCGCCTTCTTCTTCTTCTGAATCCATATCCATAGTTTCAGGATCTTCTTCAGCTTCGTGCATTTCATTTTCTTCGTCGGTGATTTCGTCTACCATTTCTTCAACATCATCACCACCCATAGCTTCTTCCAGATCTTCTTCGTCGATTAGACTTTCGTAGATATCTCTACTTTTTTCTACAACGATCTCGTGAAATAACGCACGGGCTTTATCTTCTTCCTCATTGATAATAAATTCAATGAGTTGTTCGTATTTGGTTTTCATTACCCTTATCTCCTTGTTGGTAAAAAGCAATAACAGTAGTGTATTTACTGAACTAAGGAAAAATGTACTAGATTAAGCCGGTTTTCGGCTGATTTCACAATAATTTTTATATTTTTTATTGTAATTTTAGATGGAAAGCCCACCGCCGGCGTTTGCTGATGGTGGTTTGTATTGATTAGATAGAGTTTTTAGTTTTTCTTCGTGTTCCAGTTTGCGCACATCGTTCATCATACGTAGACGATTTAACT